GGCCGTTTCTATATCAAGTGTGAATATTTTAATAAACTTCTTATCCCAATTAATGTTCTCAGGAAACTTTTTATTAATATATTGATAATGGTATCTTTCTAAACCATAGATAGGTGAATTTTCGGTTGCCACCTCTCGTCTAAATTTACGAGCATCATCAATGGTTTTAAATGTAATAGGTTTAAGAAATTGGCCTTGTAAACTTTTAAATTCTGTTTGTTGTTGAGTTAATGAATAAAGAGTAGGATCAAAATCTATTTTTTCTTTGTACTCTTGTCCTTCGTATATACCTCTTACAAGAAGTTTGCCTTTATATTCAATTACTGATTTATAAAAGTTCATCATTTTTTAAATGTAAAATTAATCCGTCAAGTTCTTTTGTTAAAAATATTTGGCAACCTAATCTACTAACTCCTTCTTTGTAACCTTTTTCATATTCTAATAATTCTAATTCTGCCATATTATCTTTTATTTTAGGCAGTTTGTCAACCCATTTCTCATCAACATAGATATGGCAAGTGGCACAAGCACAACAACCCATACAGTCGGCTGGTATTTCTGTTATAGAAACTGGACTAAAATACTTAGCCGCTTCCATTATTGTACGGCCAATAGGTACCTCAACTCTAATCTTAGAGCCGTTTCTTACGAAGTATATTGTTATCATCAATCAATAATTAGTTTAGGTTTTTTTGCTTGTATAATTCCTGATCCTAAATGCTGATTGTATGAATTTCCTATTTCTGTTTTTGGATTTACCTCTGCTACGATATTGTTCTTTTTAATAGATACGGTATCTTCTTCAGCATAAGGCATATATGGTGTTAGTGCTAATGAAACAGGCCCACCTGGTTTTGATTGCATTGGTACAATCACAAATGGTTGTTTTATATCTGTTACTTCTAAATTGTTGTTATCAATCTTTTGGCCGATAACATCTTCACCTGTTGATAGTCTAAATATTTTCAAATTGCTCATTATGTATCCTTTATTGTATTATATTACATTATTTACTTTTTGTCAATAGGTTTGATTCTTCTACTTAACACAAACTCTCGGTTTGGATTTACCGAAGCGTTAAATTTTCTTATCATATCTCTATTTAACAACACGTCATTACGTGATCTGATTCTTTCATCAAGACCAAATTCTACATCTTTATAAACAAACCCATTGAATGTTACATCTAATTTAACAACTGGCCTTTCTTCGCCTTTGTCGTCATCTACGTTTGCTCTAAAAATTTTTACTTTACGTTCAAGTTTACTTGTATGTTTTTTACCATCATATTTCCAAGAAACTTTACCATCTTTAATTTCTATTTCTTCAGCGTGTAATGCACTAACCTCAGCACCGTTACCTGTATCTAATTTAGCTCTAACTAAACCTACACTTTTTAATTCTATAGTTTCAATGTAACCAATTTCTATGATTGATTGTCTATCCCAATTGTTCCTATCACTTACATAATCAACAAGGTTATCAACTAATTGTTTGCCTTTAATTGGGCCTGTTGTGTTAGGTGTATCGGCGTAATCTTCGTAATGATATCCTTCATAATCGGCACCTGTACCTGGTGAACCATTTACTTCTAATACGTAAATTTTATCTTTGAATATAATGTGGTCAACACCTACAAGATATGCTTTTGAAGCTCTAGCTGTTCTTAAAACTATTTCTATTTCTTCATCAGATAATTTATATGGTTCTGCTATCGCACCTCTATGTACGTTTGATCTAAATTCTCCAGATTTTTTAACTCGTCTTGTACAAGCAAATATTTTATTATCTACAACAAATGTTCTTACATCTGAATCTGTAGGCATATATTCTTGTATTAATAATTCGGCATCGTGTTTAAATAGAGCTTGTACAACTGATACTAAAGAATCATAACTATCTACTTTAACAACACCAATACCTTGTGTGCCTGTTAATGTTTTTACTATCATTGGAAATTTATTACCTATAATTTTAATTGCACTGTCTATATTCTTTTCGTTTGATATGAAAGCGGTTTTTGGTGTGGGTATATTAAACTTTTCAAACAATAGAGCAGACGTTAGTTTATTATCACAAGTTAACATTGATGACCTTGTGTTTAACATAAAGGCACCAGAGTTTTGAAATGCTGATATTAAAGAAAGACCTGCTTCATCTTCAATTGCACCTGCACGTGTTATAACAACTGTATCTTTACCTATAAATGTATGTTCACCATCTTCACCATCATAGTTATAAATGGTTAATGTATTTTTTTCTTCGTCTTTGTCTGTAATGATTGAGTGTTTAGTATTGATTATAAAAAAAGGTATTTTTCTTTTTTCACAAGATCTTTGTAAAAAACTTACTGTGATTTCTTTTTTTGTTTTTTTTATACCAGTCTTTTGCTGACGTACTTTAGGTGAAGATTTAGTTATAACAACAACACTTATGTTATTTTCTTTTGGTTTTTTAGCTTCGCTTATAAACTCTTTAAACTTTGATACTTGCATTTATTCACCATTTGTTTCATCATCTTTTGTAATCTTTTTACCAATATTATATTTAGCTGATAGTATCCATTCTTTTTTTTCTTTGAATGGCAATACTTTAATTTGACTTAAAGGTGCTTTGTTTTCAGCGGCCTCTTTTTTAACTATATCAATTAAAGCCCAATCTTGTAAAAGAATTGCAATTGTATTTCTTCTTTGAATATCATTTTCTGATAACGTAGCAGTTTTACCATCAAGAGCAAATAACTCTTTAAAGTGTACTATGTAATATTTACCTTGTTTATGAAGTATATGACAAGACTGAAATAATGTCTTATCTTTTCTGGATGCCACACCTATTCTTGTAAGTGTTTCTCTTACTTTTAAAAAGTCATCAGGCTGTTTGATTGTTACCTCTAACATATCCTCTATTGACCATTTAATGTTATCTGCCATTAATTTCTCCCACCTTTATCTAATTTTTTCTTAATATGTTCAAGTTGTTCTTTGGTCAATATAGTTAAGGCCTCTCTTGCCTTTTCATTACTGTAACCATAATATTCTTTTACATATTGTAAATCTTTCAACTTGGTTTGTGATAACCACTTACCACCAAATCGCTTCTTTTTTCTGATACTATTTATTAAAAAATGAAATTGTAGTTTCTTATCTAAGAAGTGTAGGCCATTCATTTCATTGGCCGGCATTAATGTGTCCCAAAACATAGAAAGGCAACGATTTATTACATATGGTGGATACTTTTTTTCCCACGTTTCGTCATCTGTATCTAATAGGTTTTCTTTGGTTTCGTTGATGGCTTTAAGATAATCTTTCAATTCGTACATTTATTAATATCCTTCTTTTCTTAATTGTGCCATTATGTCGTGAAATTTTTTTGAAATATATATTCTCTCACCCTTATAAGATATTGTTCTATATTTTTCATTTATTCCAGCATAAGTTAAAAGGTCAGCATTTTGATCTGGAAAAAAATGACATCTAGGTATTTTTCTTTCAAATGTTTCATAACCATATAACGTAAAAACTTTAAATCTATCTTCTATTTTTTTAGATTTTTTATTATTTAAAGAATTGTTTTCATCAATTAATATCCCTTTTCTTTCTTTAACATATGCTGGAATAAAAGGTAATATTTCTGGTTCAAACCATTCTCTATTATGTTTGTTTTTTGATTTATATTTTTTAAAATAATTATGAGCTTTTTTTTCTTCACTATTTTTTTGTTGTTCTAAACAAGGAATGGTAGCGACCACAATTAATTCACTAGAGGCGCCTGTTCTTAATGATACAAGTCTTTTTTCTAAATCTGAAGCAAATCCAAGTTTAACTTTATTCGTGCCTGTATCTAATATAAAATATATACAAGGAGTTATCATTTAAATTTACACCCAGCCATTATTTCAGTTAAGCAGGCCACCATATTGATTTCTTGGTCAGCAACAAAGGCCGCCTTGTATTGATAACCAGCAATAATTAATACTGCTTGAGGTATTGATTTAGGCTCTAAATTTTCATAAAGAACATCATAGATACTCGTAAATAAAGCACTTGGTTCTTTATCTAGGTTTTGTATAACCCATTTTCTCATACCATTAAAGTCTTTATCTTTTAATTTTACAATAAGGTCTTTATTGTTTTCTTCAGATAAACTAAAAAGAATACCACTGTCTATTTTACCACGTACAGAATATCTTTGTAATTCATTTATGGTTCTTCTAAAATCAGGATAATATTTTTGTATTACTTCTGCTAATATTTTTTTATCAAACTCTACGCCTTCGTCTTTTAATATAACTGATAATCTATCCATTAATTGTTTGGCTGTTTTTACCTTTTGACCATTAACAATTCTAAAATCAATTACGGTACAACGACTATGTAAAGCAGGTATAATTTTGTTCTTGTAATTACAAGTAAAAATAAATCTACAGTTATTAAAAAACGTTTCAATAAAGTTTCTTAATGCTGGTTGTACTGACTCGGCGTTCATATAATCGGCCTCGTCTATAATTACAACTTTATGATTCGCTTCTTTGGTAAGTGAAATGGTAGAAGCAAAGTTTTTGATTTTGTTTCTTAACGTATCAATCTGACGGCCTTCATCTGAACCGTTTATGATAATGTAATCTACACCTATTTCTTCACATAAAGCACGAGCAACAGTAGTCTTACCTGTGCCGGCTGTGCCTGATAATAATAGATTAGGTATTTCTTTTTTCTTGACGAACTCTAAGAAAGTATTTTTTAAATCTTCTGATAAGATACAATCTTGTATCTTTCTTGGTCGGTATTTTTCAACCCACAAAAAGTCTGACATAATATAATCCTCAATTTATTTTTCATAACTATAACTAACTTCGTAACCACCTTTACGATCTGTCCACCAATCATCAACTCTTTCAGAATAATTAGCACAAGCCTCGTCTAACAACTCGTTTTCTTCTTCTGTTGGAGGTTCGCCCATAGGTTCTATCTCACTACCCCATTGTTGCTCTTGGTGTGAAATGATTTCTTTTAGGCGTTGTACTGAACCGAATTGCTTTATGACTTCTTCATCAGGAAGATCACATTGAAATTCAGAAGCGACTTGATGCCATTCCGTTCTGGAGAATTTCATATTAGAACTCCGAATCTGGCTCTAATGCTATCCAATACTGTACTGGTTTACTTCTGTTTATAAAGTGACTAATCTTTGCTTTAGAAATTGCAACGTCATAATC